TTATGCAGATCCTTGGGCTTGACAAACAAAAGGTAGAGCTCAGTGGTGAGGTTAAAACTGGCCCTGATGTCGCAAAGCTTAAAGAAGTTCTTAAAACGCTACCGATTGAAAAACGCATAGAGTTTAGCGAGCAATTAGATTCAGATGGCGATTAGTACTAGTAGATTTGACGACGCAATCCTAACCTTAAACGAAAGCGAACGCAAAGAACTAGCTCTTGCTATCAACCCGATCAAATTCGCTCAATTACTCGGCATTGACCCCGATCCTTGGCAGCGCAAACTGCTCACCTCAGAAGAAAAAAAGATAATATTGAATTGTGCCAGGCAGTCAGGCAAATCAACAATAACCGCTATAATAGCGTTACACAGCGCCCTTTACAATCCTAACTCCCTTGTGCTCATCATAAGCAGAGGATACCGGCAATCAACAGAACTATTTAAGAAAGTAGCAGATTTTTACCAGGAACGTGGCAGGCCGGTCCCGAGCGATGCAGAGAATAAGCATACGTTAGAATTAACGAATGGAAGCAGGATAATAAGCCTACCATCCAAGCCGCAGACAGTGCGAGGGTTCAGCGCGCCGAGTCTGATGATTATTGATGAAGCAGCACAAATCGAGGATGATGAGCTCTATTACGGCTCCTTACGGCCAATGCTTGCGGTTTCTCAAGGCCGATTAATTTTACTTTCAACACCATTCGGACGCAGAGGCTTCTTTTACGAATCCTGGAACGATTATGTAACTGATAACCTAGGTGGGTGGCAGGGCTTTAAGGTAACAGCCTACGAATGCCCGCGAATCTCTAAAGCTTTTTTAAAAGAAGAAAAAGCCGTTCTAGGTGAGTGGTGGTTCAGGCAAGAGTACATGTGCGAGTTCAGCGAGAATGTTGAGCAGTATTTCAGCGATGAGGAGATACAGGAAAGCGTAAGCGAGGACGTAAAGCCGTTGTTTATTAACGGAGAACTATCACTTTAGATTAACCTGGGTTAACACAAAACACGAATGACAAAATCAAATATAACTTTAGATGAATACCTTGCTGAGATAAGGGCCGATGCTCAGGAGTATAGCCGCAGGTTCCTTGAGCCAGTTGAACGTATAGAACCGGAACTTGCACAATCATCAGTTCCTTTAGCTGGACGGGGATATAGGCGAGCATTCTCAGCCAATCATAGAAAAGCGTGGGAACAACACTTTAAAGTTAAGATTCCCGCAGGCTATCATATCCATCATAAAGATAAAGACAAGACGAATAACAATCCTGTCAACCTGCTCTGCTGTCCTGTTGATGTTCACATTTTAATACACGAAATGAAAGGCGATGTTGAGGCAGTTAAGTTATTGAGAAAAGCCGCGGCATTTGGACCATGGACACGAACGTTTATGATTCTAGATCATGGCGGTAGTATTGCATCTGTCCGCTGCGGTAGGAATTAAAAGGCTAATATACAAAGAGGACACAGGAGGGAGAACTAAAAAATGCTAGAAATTATTGCTGTCAATTACGACGCACTACTCACACTCATAGTTACGTGGATCTTAGGTGGTGCGTTTGGGCTGCTCGGTAGTGTATTGTTTAAAGCGCTCTTGATAGCATTAGGATTCAGCGCGTTATTTGGCGCGTAAATATTGGATAAGGGGAATTAAATAATGAACCACAGCATGGCTTACTTTATAGCTGGAGACAGTTATTCAAATTTAGGCGCACTTAGAACGGTTGGCATTATAGACGCGCACCTTGTCGTACACGGCGGGGGTGTAATTCCACTTGCTCAGTTCGTCCTAGACTGCAATGCCGCAGGTCTCTCACCAATCCTGAATAACGGCAACGATGGAAAGGCCGGGTGGGATGGCACATCAACCTACTATCCTAAAATAGTTTCACTCGGCTACCACGCTGCAGGCGGCGAATCAGAACAAGCTAATGAGATTGATGCTATAATGAATAGCTTGATCTTTTTAGACTATGGCGGCATGGGTACAGGTGGCGGAACAAACGATGATGTCTGGGCCGCTACACACCCATCGCCGGTCCACGGATTCGGCGCTGCGTCGTATATGGAAACTTACGATGCCTCTGACAACTTCTGGGGATGGGACGTTGTAGGCCCGGGCATGCTTGATGCACAAAAGCATGGCGTTAAGGAGATAGGCATTTTAGTTGGAAGCTGGATGCAAAACACAAGCACAGCGCAGGACTACATCAATTTGATATATGAAATGGAATCGCACGGCATACCCTGTGCAGGAATAGGCGTTTGGAGTGGATACGGAAATAACATGAACGCAGTCTATAACAGATTTGCTTCATGGTATGCTGCCTGGATGGCACTATGGCCGCCTACGAACGTTACGATGAAGAACAGGTTTAAAGGTGTTACACCAGCACCAACCCCCAAACAGATCACAATGGTCGGCAGTCCGGTAGCATGCGGTACATACGTCTGCATGAAAGGAAGCGACAATGCGTTGTGGTATAGCACAGACAAAGGCGTTACGTGGAAATCATTAGGCGGCCAGCTCGAGAGCGGAACTGAGCCAGCAATAACGTCAACTGGCGACTTTTACGCGATAGGTGTTGACGGAAATCTGTATTGGTCAGATACAACCGGCAAATGGCATTCGAGAGGTAAGAGAGTACAATGAACATAAAAGGAAAAAAATATTACTTCGGCTGGCGCAAGGCTGCACCCGATCATAGAGACTACCGCTATGAAGAAAAGCTACGTGGCGTTGCCCCTCCACTCCCTCCGACAAGCGACCTGCGGAACCTGATCTTGCAAGTAAAGGATCAAGGCCAACTTGGATCATGCACCGCACATGGAACTACAAGCGCGTTTGAAGCATTACAAGTAAAACGAACCGGCAGTTGCGTACTTGGATCCAGGCTGCAGGTCTATGAAGATACAAGAATTTTAGAAGGAGACTACCCGGGCGACAACGGCGGCACGATACGCGGCGCAGTCAAGTCAACAGCACAATATGGTGTTGCTCCTGAGACAATGTGGCCGTATGACATCAAAAGGTTCGACAAGAAAATACCAGCAGATGTGGCCGCTGCAGCTGTAAAAGATGAATCAACTAACTATTATCTTGTAGATAGCACGGATGGGTACAATGCGACGCTTACAAACATAAAAACCGTTTTAGCTGTTACTGGACTACCAGTAGTATTCGGGACTAACGTATACGAACAAATAGAAAGCGTCGGCCCAGACGGAATGATAGAAATGCCCGGTGAGGATGAGGCAGCCATCGGCGGTCACTGCATGCTGTGGGTTGGCCATGACGACTCAAAACAGGCATTTCTTACGCTCAATTCATGGGGCACGAGTTGGGGAATGTCAGGTTATGGATGGCTGCCGTATGGGTATGTAACAAACGGCATCGCCAGTGATTGTTGGTGCATAGCTGCTGAGTCAGAGTTGGCGGGCTTAATTAAAATATAATATATATAAAATAAATGTCACAGTGGAACGCAGAACGCGAGGCCAAGGTAAACGCAACACACCTGATAGGTAGGGCGTACGATCCAATAGTCAAGATCAGAAACAACATATTCCCCGAGCCGCGTGAGATTTATAATTGCACGACATGCGAGAACGGTGAACCTGAACACCCTGCATACAAGACGAATATAGAGAAGTACCGCGTGAAGTGTAAGTGGAACAAACAGTGGAATGAAGGCCCGCGATATAGGGATATTGATTGTCCACAGTGGAAACGTAGGTGGGTCTTAAAACTTTAAAATTGTAGAGTTATTCTAGAATAGAGGAGATTTAGATTTTAAATGGCAGAAATAAAGAAGATAAAACCGGCGGTTGCATCGGCGTATGCGCCATCGGTAACGATTGTACATTTCGACGAAGAAAAGAAAAAGGAATCTAAAGAGAAGGAGAGCATAACAGATGGGAAATAGTTTTATTTTTGACAACAGCATAATAAAAGGGTACACGAAGCTTATAGACTACACTACATCATCATCGGTGATATTCTGCGTACTTGGGCAGGTCTCGCCGACGTTAGGTAACAAGCAGGGATGGGCAACATACAACGATATTAAATGGTCTGCGACAACACCGTACGAAATCGCAGCGGTTGCAGGTTCCAGCTACGCGGTCGGCGGTGGCGTGTGCTCGAATACCACGCCCGCAATCAGCACAGATACGATTAACTTCGGACTAAGCGCCAAGGTGTTTACGGCGGCTGCGGGCTATACAATCACCGCAACGATGGCGGCGTTACAGTACGCAGTATCATCGAGTACATCGACATCGAACCCGATATTAAGTAACCACGACCTCGGCGGCACGCAAGCAGTAAGTAATGGCACGCTGACTCTAACGTGGCCTTCAGATATTGCGTTCTCAATAACGAGTTCAGGCGCGACATAAACAGGAGGAAGGATGACATCACACGTCGTCCTCTTTATTCTTTTTTCTAGCGGAGAGCTTCGGTGACGTTCTACTCGAAAGTCGGCCACTGGAATAATAAAACCAACGGAACAACTGACACCATCGCCGGTTTAGGTTTTACGCCTGTTGCCCTAATACTC